TGCATCAGCTAGTTCTCCAATCTCTGATACTGCTTTAAGAAGTTGAACATCAGGGGTGCTATTTGGAATAATCTTACGGGCTTCTGCCCATTGGATTATCTTCATTTCAATTGCAGCGTAGCTCATCTAACTCTCCTTAAAGGCTCTTGATACTTCTCTGGTGGTGGTGGCAACATCTTCTCTGAGGGTGGAGTCCATCCATGCTTTCTCCAAAGGGCTTGCACATCCGAACCTGATTCCCATTTGAAATCCTTGTTTGGCATAGAGGGATAGCTAATCTTTGAATATGGTGGTTTTTCTATCATTTAATTGCTTTCAAAACTCGTTGAGAATGGCCTGTAGTAGCCTTGCGTCTTTCACCTGTGTCTTCTATAAGACCCTTGCGAAGTAGCGGTGCAAATCGTGGACTAATTGTTTGTACTCCATGATTGGGGAAGTGAGACATAACTTCCTCTGCAATACACCCGTCAGGATGCTTGGCAATAACTTCATAGACCTGTCGCTCAAGAGTTGTTGAATCAACCTTCTCAGCAGCATCCATGCTTGTGTCTGGATCTGTGGTCCTGACCATCATCTTTGGCTCTGAACCAAAGAGTCTGTTAAACGTATCTTTGAAATAAACACTTGTTAGTAAACTCATAATTGACTCCTATTGGGTGGGGCTACTAACTGCTCGTCCGCAAGCTAGGAAAATCCTTTGCACAGCTTTCGCCCCGTGGTTATATTAACTTAAAAAGGCATATCCATGTCATCAAATCCAGAACTCTTAGGACTTGCTTTTTGGGGGGCTTGTTGCTCTTTGGGTGAGAGGGCTAGTCCCATGAACTTGCCGCCTTTACCTTCTTTAATCCATGCAGATAGCCAGAAATCCTGACCATTTACTGTGATGTTTCCCTTGTAATCAGGGTGCTTTTCTGACTCTTTTTTATCGTTTTTGAACAAAACACCTGAGTTGTCACGCTTTTCCATTAGATTTCCTTTGCTTTCTTTAATGCTGAACGCACCTTACTGGGAAGCAGGGTCCAGAGAGCAATTTTCTGTTCGCTATCTAGGTTCTCTGATTCCAACTTATCCCAAGCTGCCTTGGGGTCACCTTGCTCACAGGTAGCAATCAATTCAACTGCCATCTCTTGCAAGTACTGTAATTCCTCTAGAGGAATATTATCTTGTGCGCCCTGAGTAGGCGTAATTATTACTTTTTCTGGCTTGTCACCTTCTTCTGGAAGGTCCTCGCCCGCATAAATATACAGGCCAAGACCATGCAAACTAAGTGCTTTGGTCATGCACCGCATAATTGCTGTATTGACATTAAAGCTATCTAGCTTGGTGGTTATTTCTTTCCCATACTTATTGGTTGTTGTTACCCCTTCAATTGGGATTGGTCTATTAAAGTTATCCATCACAGGAAGCTGACAGACCATTGGTTTGCCAAACATTGTGACTGTCACCCAGACCATTGCCGTACCATTGATTTCCATGTAGCATTTGTCGCCAAACATCTGCACACTAAAACTGGCTTGTGGATCGGCTTTAAGGGCTTCAGCCCATGCCCAAGCCCATGACAGGTAGGTCAGGTTGTTTTTCTTCTCTGTATGAGAATTGACATCTCTTTTCAGTAACGCTTCTATTGACATATTAACTCCTTTGATTTTCATCTAACTCTTGTTGAATAATCTCTTTTTGTTGTTCAGGATACAAATCCTTGAACTCGATAAAGTCTGCTTCTTGGCAGCAAACTATTTTATCTCCCTTGATTGCCAAGCAGTAAGGGCAGTATTGAATGTCTGAAAACTCTTCCACAAAAAACTGAAATAGTGTTTTCATATCAAACTATCAAAAGCCATTTCCCATAGAACATCACCCGCTAGATCGGTGAGTTTATCTAACTCATCGTCTGTCAATGGTGTTCCATCTTCATAGCATCCATTTGAAAAGTAGGCATCAGAGAAGTCTGGATAATCACTACTATCTACTCCACCCACTTCTAGGTCTACAACCTTTTTTCCATTAAGAATCGGCATATTTACTCCTGTTAAACGTGGGTTACTGTTTGCCCACACCCATAATGTGCCACACCTTTTTATCTTTTTATACTAGGATAAACCCTAATAGACAAGCATAAAAACAACAGTATTATTCTGAGCATGAAAACTGAAATACTTGAAAAAAGATGCGCTGAAGCCTTGCTTGGGTACTCTCAAACAATGGCAGGTGCTTATACAACCGAACCAGAGGACTTTGATGCGGCTGTAACAGCTTTGCTTGCCAGAACGCTAGAACTCCATCTAAACCGAACAATTAACCTGGAGAACCTTTACAAATGACCCAAGAAGCCGTTATCAGATGCCTACAGAATGGACCACTTACATCCTATGAGATGGAGAACCTAACAGGCATCCCAAGAACTTCAATTGTCGCTGCTTGTAAGAAGATGTTTCGCAAGAAGGAACTTACAACCGAAAAGATCAAAAGTGGACGTTCTTGGATAACCAAGTACACCCTAGAAGATCGTATGATCGAGGCCAAGAATGCCATACCTGATAAGCCTTGGGATAAACTAAATCCCTTTGATATACGCAATGCCAAGGGTATTTTTACCAAGTCTGAATATGCTGTAATGAACGCCCAAGCTAGAAACTTCTACAAGGGCAATCCTAATTTCACTAAAGAAATTACCAACAATCAGTTTATTTGATACAATGTTTTGAAGCATGGATAGGAATGGATTGATCCCCGTTCCGAAAAGAGAGCCTCCCCTCCTTCCATTGTTTCTTTTTGTTAGAGGGTGGACAGAGCGAGGAAAACTTTATGCTTTTACAGCCAAAAAACTGGGCCGTCTTTCAACATTACAAAGACAGATGCCCACCTTGGATAAAACTTCATCGTGACCTGTTAAACGACAGGGTTTATATGCGCTTGCCTATTGCAAGCAAAGCGATAGCACCCATGCTTTGGTTGCTTGCAAGCGAGTCAAAAGATGGTGTTTTTGATGGCTCACTAGATGAGCTAGTTTTTCGTCTACACATCACTCCAAAAGAATATCAAGATGGTGTTAAGCCATTGATTAATAACGACTTTTTTAATGTTGTTAGCGGAGTGATAGCAGAGTGCAAGCAAGTTGCTATCCCAGAGACAGAGGGAGAGACAGAGACAAAGACAGAGAAGAAAGCAACTAGCGTTGCACCGCCTGAAGGCGTTTCTGATTCTGTTTGGCAGGAATTCAAATCTTTGAGGAAAGCCAAGAAAGCCCCGATAACCCAAAGAGCCATTGATGCCATAACCATCGAAGCAAACAAAGCAGGTTGGACTTTAGAGAAAGCTTTGGAAGAATGTGTTGTTCGTGGTTGGCAAGCATTCAAAGCAGATTGGGTTGCGACAAAAGCAAACCCTGCCGACATTGGCAGGATCACAGTTCCACCATCAAATGAGCCTGATCCTCAACTTTTAAAGATTATGGCTGATGCAAAGAATGCAGCGCCAATGCCTGATTTTGTTCGTCAGTTTGCTAAACAAGTGAAAGGTAATGTATGAAATTTCTTAAATCTCAACCAGTTGAGTTTTATGTGTCAACTTTTGGTTATTTAGTTTTTAAAAATTATGAAATAAAAATAATTTTAAACCCAGAGCAAAGCAAAATTTTGCAGAAAATGCTTCCTGAGTTGATAGAACAACAAGATCAAGTTTGGACGGGGATTGATGAAGAATGAGCTACTACGATGCCATGAGACTGTTGGACAAGGTACGTGAAGGCGTACCATTTCCGATACATCTGATAAACAAAGCACTAGAACTTACTGGTGACTTAGATGAGTAGGGTATATACCTATGGCATACAGTAGAAAAAATATATCTAATGAAGGAGACAGAGTCGTTCTGGAGAAAGCCGAAGCAAGGGAGATTTACCGAACTTGGCAATCAAACAGAGATAACGATTTTGTTCGTGCCAGACTTGAGCGTTGCGAAAAGGTCTATGGATCAGGCGCAAGAGATCGAGTCAGGACCTATATGTCAAGAATGAAAGAAGGACAAATTGAATGAGTTGGCTTTATTCGCAGGTGCTGGTGGAGGAATACTTGGGGGACAACTTCTCGGATGGAGAACAGTCTGTGCCGTTGAATGGGAGCCATACGCAGCTTGCGTACTTGCCGCCAGACAAAATGACGGCCTTCTCCCGAGTTTCCCGATTTGGGATGACGTTCAAACCTTTGACGGAAGACCTTGGAGAGGAGTTGCTCAAGTCATTTCGGGAGGATTTCCTTGTCAAGACATTTCCATTGCAGGAAAAGGAGATGGACTTGATGGAGAGCGATCAGGAATGTGGAAGCAAATGGCGAGGATCATTTGCGAAGTGGGACCAGAGTACGTCTTTGTGGAGAACTCACCAATGCTCGTTTCTAGGGGACTTGGAGCCGTTCTCGGAGACTTATCCTCAATGGGGTTTGATGCGAAATGGGGAATTGTGGGAGCAAAAGACGTTGGTGCAAACCACCAAAGGGACAGAATCTGGATTGTGGCTCACTCCAACAGTAATGGATGGACTACCCGCAAGAAATCCAGAAGCCTTGGAGAGACAGTATCAGAACAACAGGAAGGGCAGAACAACTCACTCAACTCTGAGGGAGCAAGTTGTCTACCCACCACCAAAGATAATGTTTCCGACTCCCAATGCTTGGGACGGCAAAAGGGGTCCTCGTTCAGAGGAGCATCTCAGAACCAAGAAAGCACAAATAACCTTGGTGACGGCAGTAGCCCATCTGGAGAGGGAGAACTTTCCGACTCCATGCTCAACCGATTACAAGGGGGCAGGTCAGACGGGGCAACTGAGGGACAGATTGGATTACGCTGCCGAAAGGGGAGCAACGAAGAGCAAAACATTTACGGCTCCGACAGTTCCTGGTGGTCAGTTGAACCCGACTTGGGTAGAGTGGCTCATGGGGTGGACGCTAGGGTGGACAGACTTAAAGCCATTGGCAATGGACAAGTCCCTCTCTGTGCCGCAACTGCATGGGGACTCTTGAAATGACCTTTATGACAATGTTTATCGTCTACGGGGAGCCAGTAGGCAAAGGTAGGCCAAGGTTTGCTAAACGTGGAAACTTTGTATCTACATACACACCACAGAAGA